GGTTGATCGCCGAAGCACCCGTGTTGATGTAGGTGATGTCAGCGGCAGCGTTGGGAGTCACGATCACGTTCTGATACTGCTCTGCGGCATCGCCACCCTGACCAGAGATGATCGGGGGAGAGATAACAAGAGTAGTAGCATTCACGACCTGAATCACGCGGAAGGTCTTGGGCTGGCCAGTACCTTGCTTGGTGATGTGATGAACAGCCTCAACACCCTCGATGGTGAAGCAATCACCAGCAACCACGCCAGTCGTGTTAGTAACGGTCACGGTCTGGAAGCGGTTATCGACGTTGGAGACTTCGCCAGTAGGCGCAGTGTCCGTTGCCTGGGGAACGTACATATTTCCACCAGCCAGAGTCGTGTTGATCTCGTCACCAGCACCAGCTGCAACGCCGATGCGGTTGGCATAGTCCATCTTGTAGGTCATAAAGTTGGCGATGTTTCCAACGAAGGCCCGCTCGTAAGCGGTGTTGGATTTGTCACCCTGGAAAGAACGTGCGCCGATGGTCGCAACACCGTTGGCAATGTTGCCTGCCATCTGGTTGTAGTTGCGGCTGGAGAGCGCAGCGTAGCGGTCAAACATCTGAACGCCTTGCTCGTTCATAATTGCATCGCACTCGGCCAGGTCATCGAAACCAGTCGCGTCGCCAGCACGGGGAACCACAAGGGTGCCTTGGGCCGCGGCCACGTTCATAATCTGGATGTTGATGTCCGAGGCAAGCTTCTGCTTGGCAGACTCACCGAGACGATTCTCTTGGAGGGAGTCACGCAGCTCGACAGCAGACATGATCCAGGGAACCGAACGGTTGAATCCAATGGTTGAGGGGACGGACAACTGGGTATAATCCCTAAAGTTACCAGTCATGTCCAGAACGAATGGACTACCACCAAAAGACTGGGAAATATAGGGTTGGGGACGCCAGATGACGTTGTTGGTGCGCTCCATCATCGTCTGGTCTGTGTTGTAGATCGAGACGTTGCGCGACAGCACTAGAGCGTCGTTAAAGCCTTCGAGGATGTCCTCAAAGGCTACTCGCTCTTCCTTACTAAAAGCGTTAGCCATGATAAATACCTTTCAAATGGGTTGAGAAAATAAACATTCAGATTCTCATCGCAAGCCCGATGGAAGGCATCACTGCCGATTAAAGGTTGGCGAGACCTTGGGTAATTCTATGCCTTTTTTTGCTTTTTGTATGCAAACACCTTGGAATAATCGCCCGTCCTCTCGGCATCTGCCCGTAGGCGTTCGAGATTTGAGTCAATCGCTCCACGAATCGGCGCTGTTCCACCCACAATCTTCTCAGGCGGTGGCGGTGTCTTTTTGGCTACTTTCAATTGGGTCTCCAGTTTGGCAATGGCAAACGCAAACTTGACAGGGTCGGCAATAGATGAGATCTCTTTGAGCTTCTTCGGGTTCTTGCCCAAGGCATAGATCACCAGCGCCGGGTTCTCCGCGCCCTGGATGACAACGCCCTGCTGCGTGACATTGAACTGCTCTGCCACCATAGATTCTGCGTCCTCGAAGTCTTTGACCTTCAGTTCCGTCCTGGCCTGGGCATAGCCTTCGAGCTTCTGCTGCCAGGTCTGGTTCTGCTCTTCCTCTTGGCGCTTTGCCGCCTGGAGCTGGTCGTCGTACCGTCTTCTCTTCTCGATCCAGTCTGCCAGGGCTGCCTCATACTTCGAGGTGTCGTAGTCAAACTCTTCGAGTTCTGGCTTCTTGCCAAGGGTCTGCGCTGGAGCCTGCGCCGCGAGCTGCGCCTCAAGTTCTCTGATCCGCTTCTGGTCTTCCCGGTTCTTCTTTCGGAGTTCTTTCACCCAGGTCGGTGCAGGCTGATCCTCTTCCTCTGCATGGTCGCCAATGGTGACGGTGATCTCTTCGGGTTCTGCCGGGGCTTCTGCCGGGGCTTCTGCCGGCGTTTCTGCCTGCTCTTCTTGGACTTCCTCTTGTAGATCTTCTTGATCTTGCAAGTCTTCGACTTTTACTTCTTGATTTTCTTCCATCTATTTCTCCTCGACCATCTGCGGCTGGCCGGTGACCGTTATTCTTCTTGAGGTGCTGCCATCTTTTTACGCTGCGCTTCTGCCCTCTTGTCCCATTTGGGAATAGCCTTGGCCATTGCGCTGTCAACAGACTTACCTATCTCTGCGAAGGCCTTGACTGATTCATTGTGATCACTAATTCGCTGCCGTAATTGTTTGCGAATTGTCTCTGCTCTTCCTCTGATGCCATCCGCTTTGGTACTTTCTGGGAGTTTGCCTGCGTCGATTGGGAGCTTGTCGAGCTTGCCTGCGAGGAATTTGGAGATGTCTGAGCGCTTAACGCCCTTGCCTGCGAGATCGGTGATTCGTTTGATTGCTTCATCGTTCCATCCTTTCAAAGTTTCCTTAACTATTCTATTGTATTCTACGCCAGTTCCAGGGTCTTCCACATAATTTTTTCCAAATTCACTACGATAAGCGGATCGGAAGGCTTTTACTTCCTTGGCTTTGTAGCGCTCTTCCAACATATCAGTTGCCCGGTCAACTGCTTCTACGGTTGGGGCTTCTGGGCCAGCATCGCCAAATCTCGGATTAATGTCTACTACCAGGCCGTCCGGGTAGCGCATGGCCGAAACCTCGAAACCTTCACCCAACTCCCTTGTGATGTCCACCAGCAGACTCTCCGGCACAGGCCCATCGATATCGAACTTGATGCTGTTGGTGGCCATATAACCTTGGGGCAGCGCTTCTCCGGGGTTAAGCCTGCGGATCTCTGCCGCGGCCATCGCTTTTTGTTTTAGCCCCAGGCCGGCAACCGCGTTGGCGTATGCAATCTGGTCTGGGGTCATGTTTTTGAACGGAATGCGGATGTTCGGGCCAGCTGCGCCCTGGAAAGTGCCTGCAATGGCAAAGGGGTCTTGGGATGTCGGGGAATAGATTCTGGTGACCAATTCTGCTCGATCTGTTGCCACTCGAATCAGGTTCTGCCAGAGAGTCGGCTTTCCTCGGGCTGATTCGTACATCGCGCCGGTCAAAAGTTTTAGATATTCGCGCTGGGTTAGCTCGTCGCCGGTAACCTTCGCAGCTTCGTAAATCTCCGCGCCACGCTTACCGCTCAGGGTCAGTAAAGTGCCAAATTCGACTGTTGCTTTAGGCGCATCGCGGAACGCTTGGGTTGTTGGGCGCAGAATATCAGGCACCCTTGGATTCATTAGGATGTTAGTGGTCAGAATACCTTCAGGCACTTCAACGCCAGCCTTTTCAAGCTTTTTAACAATCTTTTCAAACTCAGCTGCGTAATCAGATCCTTCGACTGTTGCAAGTTTTGATGTATCAATACCCGCTGCTCTAGCTCTTTTTTCTACCCATGCACGCGACTGCACTTGCCAAGACTCGTGAAGGAAAAGAGGGTTTCCAGTTTCATTATGAAAATCCCTAAGTTTATTCATGTAAATTGCAAACACTTCATGCAGCGGTTGATTCGCGGCAAGTTGATCGCCTGTAATTCCAAAAATATCACCTACCCAAACATCGTTGACAGAGATTGGGTACCGCACTGGTAAGCCACCTGTGAGCGCCAGGGTGTCAGAAAAGTGGCCAGTCTTGTTAGCTAGGTCTGAGCTAATGTTCGTGCCTTCTCTGCGGAGCGCATCAGCGACTGTTGACGGAATTGTAAGATCAACATCAACAGGGACGTTTTGAAGTTTTTGCGAAGTAACCGCTATAGATCGCTCAAGGTTCGACTCAGGCTCGGCTCTAGCTGATGTTGCGCCAACTAAGTCAAGGGTTCTTAGCATTTCCCTCAAAGACAAGTCTGGCAAACGGTCAACAAACGATTCCCCAGAAAGCTCGTACCACAATTGATTTCTTAATGGTAGACGAAAAGCGCTGTCCCAAAATGTTGCGGGGGATGCCTGCCAAGTTGCGCCTGTGCGTTCAACTGCCTCCCTCGCTGCGGCGCTGGCTTCACTAAGGCTTTCTTTCCACATTCTGGCTAGGTCGGCATCGGTGCCTTTAAATCCTGCGTCTCGCTGTTGAAGTTGCTCTAGTGTCAGCTCTGACCACGGTCTGCCGTTAGGTTGGCCTGCACGGTAAACGCCACCGCGAACACGAGTGGCTTCTGGAACAATCACGTTTAGTCGGTCAGCAACGATGTTCTGCCCCATCCGGGTATCGGCCCTGGCGATATCTAACTCTTCTGGGGTCGGTGGCCGGGTCATCGGTGGGATATCTTGCCCACGCATGACCGTTTGCAGGGTAGGCTGGTCAAGCTGCTCTGGCCGGATGCTTGCGCCGCCAGGCGCTGTCATTGCCTCTCGAACTCCAATAGCCACCTGTCCGAGCGGAGGTTCGGCCATTTCTGCTCTAATCGCTTGTCGAGCCTGCCCACCAGCCTCCGCTGCCTGCGCTGGGAGACCGCGCACACCGAAAAGTGGGGTCATACTTGGAGCAGCACCAATCGCCGGGATCTTGTACTCAGTCTCAAGTTTCTCAAAAAATTTACCTACATCTCCGACCGCCTCTTGCCCGGCTTCTGTCTTTGGTACATATCCGAGGCGCTCAAGAATCGATGACATCCGACCTTCTACTGCTTGAGGACTAACATCACCCTCTCTTATGGATTCAAGCACAGCGCCACCTAAAGCGACTGGGAACCCGGCAAGGCTTCTTGCGACAGATTCCGCGGCTTCCACGCCACCAACGAAACGCTCCATCGGAGTAAATTTGCGCTCGGGTACTGGTTGGTCTCTTATTACGCGCCCAGACGCATCAATCTGCGGAACCTCACTAATCGGGGTGCGAAACGCTGCCTGCGTGAATGCTCTCTGCGGCGAAGGTGGTTGCATCTGCGCCGGCAGTCTTTGTCGAATGAATCGACTTCCTAGAACTGGCTCTGCCTGGTAGCCAAATGGCCTTAACGCTGTGGCAAACAGATCAACAGGCGCACCGAGCGTCGCCGCCAGCGCGTCATACGCCAGCTCCTTCATCCGTGGATCAGCCACGCATTCCTCGCTGCATAATTTCTTGAATACCTTTCGCAGAATCTATTGCAAGCCTCTGGTCATCGTCATCGACCTTCGCCAGGGTCTCCACCGTTCTCGCCCTTGCAAGTTCTGCATCCGCGACCGTCTTCACGGTGTCTGCTCTAGCCTTCGCCGCCTTCGCCACTGCCTCTTCAGCCGCAGCCTGGAGGAAGATCGCATTGGGATTCTCTTGGCCCTGGAGTTCGGCGAGCTGCGCTGCCATCTCTTGCGCTTCCTCGTCCGTGGGTTTGACGACGCCCATCTGCACCAGCTGCTTGCGGAAGTAGTCTCGAACCTCGTTGATCCCTTCGCCTTCCATGTTCATCATCGCCATCGCGCCCAGGACTTTTACGGTCTCAGGGTCTTGCGTGATCTGCATCATGCCCAGAAGTGAGCGCACGACCGCCTGGCGCTTACTGCTTGAGGATGGCCCGACATCCACCACAACATCGAAGTCGGCGTTCGATAAGTCATTCTCCATGACCATTTCACCCGACTCGGAGATCGTCGGTCTCATCAGTTCAATCGACTCCATCTCGTTCTGAAACCCGATCCCCTTCATCTTCCTGCCTTCTTCGGTGTAGATCTCTTTCGCCATCGAGAGCCAGATCTCGCCCGACCGTCTCACGGCCTTGGCCATGTTGCTCATATAAATGAAGGTCTGCATATCCATTCTCTGCTGGATCAGCTCCACGGCCTTGCCAGAGATGTTGCTGACGATCTGCTCCTGTTGCCCTGCGTTACCCAGGATTTCCTTAATGTCGGCTTCTGTGACCGCGAGAAGCGCTGCCAGAGACGGTGGAATTTGGGCGCTCCTGGTGTAATCCAACGGCCCTGCCGCCTGCTGCGCTCCGTCTGGCCCAGTGATCGGGTTGATCAAAAGGTAAGGGTAATTCCGAATATTGTCCTCAGACCACATGACTTGATGGCCTGCGACCTGTTCGGGGGTCATGATCGGCTTCTCAATTGAGCTGTAGGCGCTGATTTCCCCCAACTTGGAGAGCTGCATATTCTTCAGTCTCTGTGCGTCCTTTGCGAGACGAACGTGACCCATGCATCTTTCGACGTTATCGATGAACCATCTCTTGCCGTAAACCGGGACGATGGGAATTGCCTTGCCTGCAATATATCCGAGGTCATCCAGGACTCTGGAGCCTGACATCAGGTACTTGTGAACCTTGCGCTTCTTAACCCGTTTCTGCCTGACCTCAACCGTCCCGATAGCCTCTAGTTCGATCATCTTCTCGTCGGTCAGCTCGTCGTTCGTGTACCGCTCTTCTTCTCCCGAGATGTTCTGGAAGATTCGGATTGTCGTGTTGACATCCTCGACCTTGTAATACTCTGCGATGTAGACAACGTCAGGAGTCGCCCAGTCAAACTCGTACTGATGAATCTCTTTGGGCCAGGTCGCAGGATCGTCGTCCCACTGCTCGATGTACGCCTCTCGGGTAACGGCTGTCAGCACGAAGCATCTTCGGGCGTCTGCCTTGTCTTGACGCTTGGCGTTTAAGTCGAAGAACACTGAGCTATCGGCATCGAATATCGGCTCGATGATGATTCTCTGCTTCTCGTTCTCGTCGTTTTCCTCGTCTTCGTAGACCGATCTTAGACGCCAGGCTCCGAACCCGCCGCCGACCGCTTCCTCGAATGCGTTGTCATAAGCCTCTTCAGCAGAGGAATCCATCTCGTCAGCGCGGTAGAGCTTGTCACAGGTGTCGGCAAGAGCGCTGTCTGGCGTCCCGTCTTTGGAGACATAATCGACCGTGATTCGATTGTTGCGGTATTCGTTGATAATCCGAATGACCGCCAGCATGATCTTGTTGACTTCAAACTTCGGCTTATTCTCGTACTGTTCTCTGAGTGGGCCTTCCCACTGCGCTCCAGATATGGAATAGAACCGACGGTCTTGGAGACACTGAAGCCTTTCGTCTCTCAGGGATTCTTGGATCTTGTCGAACTCTTGCAAAGCCTCCTGGTGGATGTTTGCGAGTCGCTGATCAATGGTTAGTCTGGCCATAGTCTATTATTCACCAGTTATTTTTCAAGGGCAATGCCTCGACAAGTTTGGGGGTTTGCTTCTGCACCCGCCTCACGCCCTCACAAGCATACCGCAAAGCATCGATGACATGGTTCTCTTTGTCTTGGAGTCTCGGGAGAATCTTCTGAGTTAATGGGTCGGTTTTGTAGGAGTAATGCGTCAGTTCATCTATTGTGTGAACGCATCTGGGGTGGACGATGATATCGAAGGACTTCAGCCACTCGACGCCTTCCTCGACAGAATGCGCTCCTTTGACCGCGCTCATTATCCGTTGGAAACCGTTCCTTCTCATGTAAGAGATCGTCTCCGGCCTTGCCGAATCCGCGACGATAGGCCACTTCTCTGATTCTGGGACGGTCAGGAATAGACTCGGGGTGTCTGTAATCTCGCAGCCCACCATGTAAGCCTCGTGGTCGATGTAGAGCTTCCTGCCGATGATATGACACCGAACTAAGACCGTGGGATCGACAGCGAATCCCCAGTCGGCTCCCAGGCGGTGGATCGCGTCTTCTGGCGTCTCGAAGTCCTCGACCTTCCAGTTCTTAAAGACTCGGGTACTGGAGTTCGTGACATACGATCCCTTCCAGACATGGAGATACTTGTCCATGTCCCTGGCCTTGTCGTACTCCATTTCGGCTTTCAGGACATCCGGGAACCAGGGATTGTTCTC